AATGAGACCGCATCAAACAATTTGGGCAGATCCTGCCCGGCAATCCCTTGCGATGTTGCCTTCAGGAGCATAAGAGAGGCCATGGCCTGCGGAACCAACCCTGTTATTGTCCCTGTCTGAGTCCCGGCCCCAGGTCCTAAAACTATATTGGTACTATTCACTATTGAGGAAGCAATTATATATTGACATGTAGCAGTAGAAATAGCCGAGATTATGTCCGGCAGTTTATTACCCGCCATTAATTCAGAAACAGCCTTGAGCTGTATCAAACTCTGCATCTGCATTGGTACTAAAGGCATTTTTATCCTACACTCACCTTCATAGAACCTTTTAAAGGCAACCCAGTACAATAATCAAAATGTGTTGGCAGGCCCGGTAACCCAGACACCACGCCTCCTATCAGAGCACCATTACCCAATTGAACGATAGGAGCATTAACCTGAACGGCAATGTTACCTGTGACGGTAACCGCCGTTCCACTCATAGTCACAGTTCCTGCAGTGGAAGAAATTGATATTGCCCCCGTGGTAACATTTATTGCATAACTACCAGCGCCGATAGTGGTCTTATAAGTTCCACTCAACAAGGTTTCTTCGATGCTGCCTGCAGTTACCATAGTCGATCTTTTTCCAAAAGTTGTAATAGTCTCTGAAATATTCCCCGCCAGAACCGTAAGTTCATCATTCCCGGTCGTAATCGTTGTCTTTCTTATTCCAAATTTTCCCTGCATCTCTTTCACAACTATTTCCGACATTACTCCTAATACATTAACACTCTTATCACTTTGAACAGACTCTGAAACGGAACCACTTATGTTTTCGGTTTTTAAGCCATTTATCGTAGTAGTTAGATTTGTACATGTCTGCTGTTTATCACCTGACACTATTTGCGAAATATTTGCTTTATAAATTTCAGTTTGTGCAAAACCCTTAGAGTCACCACCGTTAACCTCTATATTGATTCCGTTCGAAGCATTGATTTCTAGGCTGCTACCATTTTCATTAAGATTATGAGATCCCAGGTGCCATCTAACTCCTCCCCTGGTAGTTAAATCCCACGAATTATTATCTTGTGCTGTACCACCCCATATTTCTTTTAAATTGCCTTGGGCAAGAATTGACATCGATCGGCCGGCGCCTAATGAATTTGCCGCGGAAGCCGGCAAATTAAGATAATAGTGCCCTTCCTTATCCACGCCTATAAAAGCCCCAGATTTCGGAAAGTGTAAAGAATAAGCTAGACCCAGGACTCCGGGCTCATCCATAGCATTATCATCAGTAGCTCTGGCTAAAGTAAAACATCCTTTCTGATCTTTATCAGAAAGAAAAGCATTTGCTTTTAAAAGTTGCCCGTACAACTGTGGATTTTTAAGGTCGGCCCCAATATAATTTCCCATAGCCAACCGAACAACAGGGTTTCGATCTGAAAAATCTACCGAACTGTTTACATCATTCTGATCCAAAGCGCCGTTAACCAGATCTGTGACTTCAACGCGGTATTCGGTGTGGTATTGAGTATCGTAAGTAATGTCCTGTCCTTGAGGCACTATATAAATAGTATCCTTCCCATTTGACTGTGGGACAGCACTTCCGTTATTTGACAGTTTATTGCCCTCGCTATCATAAAGGGACATACTATTCCTCAGTGCTGGCCCCGAGCTTATAGATACCCCGTCTGCAAACACAAAATTTTGAATAGACGTTGATATAATTGAATGATCACCATTTCGAATTAATATAGTGTCTTGACCATTATTATGAAGTTCTATAGAACCATCTAAAAAAATTGATCCTCCTAGAGGTGCTGATATAGATATTTCCCCAAGACTGAGTTTTCTAAATCTATGTTCTACCTCATTTACATCACTAGTCGAGACCGCATCAGGTTCTATTTTTACAGTATTAAAATTTAGAGCAGGATCAAGACCCGCAGCCAGATACGACAACAAAAGAGGAGATCCCTTACCATCACCTTCATCATAGAAACCAAAAATTCCCATAGCCCCTTTTTCAGGAAGAGTCGCTATGCATCCGGCCGGGCCCATATAGGGAAAACTTATAGGGACTTGACTTCTAACTCCATCGCTCCCTTGCCAGCGAATTACCATTTGATACTTATCTAGATCAATCTCTTCAATAACTCCTACTTTTACATAAAAGTATTGATTAAATTTATTGAACCCACTTTTATTACTAAAAATGGAGTGGGGCTTTTCTCCTGGGTCGTATTGTCTTTCACTCATGTTTTATCGCCGTGCTGTAATAGCGGTTACAGGTGGAGTAGTCAAAAGTGGAGTGACAACTGAAGTCGTACTAGAAGGAGCAGAGTGCGATACTTGTTGCATTAACTGCGATAGAATAGATGCTGGAGACGCTGCCCCCAGAGGCACAATCGGACTTGACGCATTCGTAATACTATTAACAACTCCTGGCGTTACAGTCTGCTGTAATTTTGAAGTATTGCTTTGTATCAATTGATCCGAGGTAAGAATCTGATTTATATTATTAATCTCCGCCGAACTTGTATTGGCAACCTGACCCAAAAGCCTAGGAGTCTCTGACCCTGTATTCAAATAAGCCGGCACAGCACCTTCCTCAGTATTGAAAAACAGAGATCCCATAGCATCTGACTCACTCTGATAAAGTGGCCGCGGCATTGTTAAAAGATTGACATCTTTAAAAGTAGGAGGCCCAGCAGTCTCACTTGAGACAAGAACAGGATTCAATTCTCGACCATACGGAAAAGCCCCTATAAGCTGATAGCCATCTTCATCTGTGTAAGGAACAGTTGTTGCTGTTGTCGATAATTCTTGTTGGGCCTGAACAGAATCTTTCTGCAATAAAACTGCTCCCCCTCTCGGGCTTATAACATAACCCCCTGGATCTGAAGAGACAATCCTATTTTCAGCCTTTAACAAAGTTTGTTTTTTTACCTCATTTGGATCCATCTGATAAAGAGAATTTGGATCCGTCGATGGGACATCCTGAGAAGGATCTAATCTTAAAACAGTGTCTATATATGGAGTCCTTTTCCCAGCCGGACTGGCAAACAAATTATCCATATTATATACTTTTTTCCGCTCTATCTCCAAATTTAGAGTTGTATTAAAAGAGCCGCCATAATCAAAACTGTGCGTTATAGATTTAACATAATGAAAACTATCCCTGTGCTCTATGTAGACAGGATAACCCAACCTCATTTCTGGACGACCCGGAATTACAACCACGCCCGCAACTGTCTTAGCATTTATTGCTGCCATCTGTCCCACTGCAAAAGCCCGAGCCATAGCCGGATCTAATATATATTCCATGTTCATCTCACGAGGCCGGACACCATATTGTTTAACCAAATTTACATCTTGAAAAAAACCCTTACCTAATCCAAACGTCGTATATTTTATTAACTTATCAAAAGGAGTTATAACAGTCATCACCGTAATAATTCCCTCAGACTCCTGGTTAATTGAATAACTTATAATATCACTTGGCAATAAGGTATAGGGAAGCATACCTTTTACATTCATATTATAGAAAGGGGGTTTAAAAACAAAATTTCCATTAACGTCCTGAAAAAACTCATATCCGCAACGAGTCTTAACGTTCATGGCTATCTCGAGTTTTGTCATATATTCAGCGTTTTGAAACTGACCCATTTTACTATAGTCACCGAGCAAAACAAAATTATTTAAATAATCCAAATTCAAGCTGTATAACTGAGAATCTTTAGGGTTAACCGCCTGATCTACAGCGGACTTCCGACCTGTGAGCATCTTATTCACTTCTGGATTTCTCATCTGGACACCATTTTTATCTACTTGTTGTCCATTAATTCCATACATTTTTAATAAATTTGCCTGATTTGCAAAACGCTGACTCCAATAGGCCATAATTCCGTTAGCTTGTGAAAAAGGATTAACAGCATAAATACTATTCATAGAAGTTTTTTGGCCTATCCATGAAGGTACTACAAAATCCTTCCAGCCCATTAGAGCCAAAAGATTATAAATAACTTGAAAAGGATTCATTGTGTTAAATATTGTTGCCCATACAGTTAAAGGAAGTTGACCACCAGCCATTTGATTAGCTTCAACAATGGGATGAATATTTATCGTACTGTAATGCCACCAATGGAGCATATCCGCACAAACAAGATTTATTTTATAAACGCCTCCATTATAACTCTCATCCACACTCGTAACAAATCCCCAGAAAGCAGGATAGTATTTTGGTTTACCATTTACTAGAAATCTTCCTTTAAAAAATATTTTCACTTCAACCATAGGAACAAATAAAGGCGCTCGTACAGGGTTACTATTCGGATTTTTTGGATCTGGCCCAGGATAAAGCACCCAATATTTTGAATTAGGCCCATATAAAGGTGTTACAATCTCTATGTTAGCCGAAGACGATCCAGGAGGATCAACAATATTTTGAACCGAAACGGAAGTTATACCATCATGAAAATTCAAACTACCATTATTACTCGAGACTGGAGCAATAACTGATGTTGTCAAACTCCCTCCAATATAGACTAAAACATCAGGGGCGAGCTTAACAACGCCACGGTTATAAAATTCTTTTAATGTAAAAATACCGTTTAAATCATTTGCCATTATAAACCAAGCCCATTTAAAGTTGTAATCAGATCACTCAAAACCCTTAAACCATTGGCCTGAGACATTCCTGGAGGGATTGGCGAAAAATGCCCTCTAACTTCACTGTAATCACTTGACAAAGAACTCACTACAAACTCGAAATTATAATTAAAAAGAAAAGGTTTCGTAGCGTCCTCATCTATTGTAAAATTATTAAAATGCCCCATAAAAATTTGATTATCGTAACTCATTTCAATACCACTAATCATATTAATGACTCGAGTCAGTTTCGGCTGAAGAGCCGTAGGATCAACAAGACTATAACCATTATTCCTATAGGCATACAATAATGCCAGAAAATTTTTGTACGCAAAAGATCTAGTCCGACTCACCGCAGTTAGTCCTGTCCCCTCTACCATAAAAGCTGCTGTCGTTCCCGTCGATGTGATTAAATCCTGTCCTAGCCCCCATAATTGCGTGACAAACCCTATTCTCGTATACGCAGCAGTAGTCGAACCTGTCTTACTATGATTCATCGTCGAGGGATTAATTAAAAGCGTTATCTCTATACGTTTTCCATTCGCATCCGAAGTCGACAGCGTCAATGGCAAAGCCGGAGACAGAGCCCCTGTAAGATTAGGATTCGGAGCAGGTAAATCTCCAGCAAGATATGCTCCTGTTTCACTTACAAGCCCTAAATCCGAAACACCATTAAGTTGTGAATAATTAGAAGTCTGGACACTCTCCAGGAAAGCATCCATATTTCTTCTTACCTTATCACGATCGTTTGCCGGATCGGGTCTTATCAGTCCCATAATTAACTCAAAAAAGAATAAATTGTTTTTTCGGATTTAAACGTGATCGTATAGACAAATTTAAAAGGGGTCTCAGCTGCCTCTGTTAAATCAAAACTCTCAAAGTAACCCCTATAACATGCATAATCGTAACTCAATTGTATGAACAACCGGTCTGATACCATTCCACGTAAATCATATGTGGCGGAATTAGCGTTTGCCAATTGCATAAATTGTCTGAATTCATTATAGGCCACGGTATCACGTCGTCTTTTCACAGTCAGTCCATTATTATCGCCAACTCCGTGGGGCTCCGTACTTCCAAGATCAGCTATATTGTTATATTGATTAAATACCTCTTGCACCTGGCTTGTAGTTTGGGGCCCACCCTGAGGCGTGCTAACATAAGGTAAAGGCCCCTCCCATATAAATCCCGCACTACTCCCTTGGAAGGTTATTGTATCAAGCTCTTCACCCCAATGGTCCTCGACCCAAGTTGTCATAGTTTGAGTTCTATTTACAATCTTCGCTAGGTTAACACTCACAGAAGTTGGATTAATCATAAGAACGAGCCCAGCACTACTGTAACCAT